TTAGAGAGTAAATTCTAGTTGCTCCGGTCTTGCTTTTAAATCACTAATTCTATCTTCAACTTTTTTTGATAAGTCATTAGCTACTTTCTGCAAAAACTCTATACATATATCTTGATTCCAAAGATTAGCATCAATATCACTCTGATAATTTTGAACAATTATTGTTAATATCTCTGTATATAAAATCAAAAGAATCTTGGCTATTCTTTCATTGCAAGTGTGGTTTTGAAGTAAATAGCCTAAGTATCTTTCTTCTGAAAAAGACATAGTATTTTTATTATTTAAAGTAACCCCAATATTATCATGTTTCCCATAGGCAAAATCTATATTTATCTGATTCAGATTTTTGCTTTCAATTAGGAATGATAATGTACTAATAATATTCATAACAGATTCACCCTCTGCACTAATAGTAGTTAGTGAATCTTCTGTATCACCTTTAAACCCTCGTATTGTATTGATTTTTAAGTTTTCGAGAATATCACTACCGCCTTCAAGTACATTATCCCCATTATACACTTTACTTATTAACCATACAAACTTATCTGCTGTAAATGGTAACTTGTATTTTACAATCTCATTTTTTCCAGTATAAAATAGCATTTTTCTTAAAAGAGTCATAGCCCCTGAATTTCTATTAATTATGTATCGCACTTTATCTAGAAGAACGTATACAATGACAAAACCTGTTTTCTTAGTGACAGAATCATCATATTCATCTACTCCCGGAGGAATTTGATCAACAGAAAATGTAAACAAGTTATATTCTATGTCTTTACCATTAAAAACTTCTTTTTTATTTTGTTCAAATTCTTTTTTTATAATCCAATTCATATATCCCATAGAGGTATCTGAGTGTTCATCTTTATGGGGATTTAATAGCTTTTTTTCTACTTCCTGTATTGTTGTTTTTGTTTCATCAGTCCATCTAGTAATTTGCATTTTTCACATCCCACTTTTCACTTTAAATTTATTTGTTTGAAAGCTAATTCTTTTTACAGTTTTCATTTGAGGAACTAATTCTATTGACATACTATTATCATCAACATTTTTAATGAATGAAATTTTGCTTCTCAAAGTTATATATTGATTTTTATTTCCCTCTCTCGGCAACGCTTTATCAAATTCCCAAATTAATTTATCATCTAAATACTTTAGTACTGCATCTTTTGCACTAATTTGTGGAGTGAGCCAAGATGGTAATACCATTTGCACCTTGCATTTTCTCAAACGTTTTAAATTTCCTTTTAGTTCTATATAGCAATCTATTGTTGCTACGCCCATATTTGATTCGCAAATTAATAATGGTACATTTCTAATATCTTTATCATTTCCACTTTTTGAAAAAACGCACGTTACTTCTGCACGTTTTGCAGCAATACATTTTTCTAAAGACTCATATAAAGCCTCAATAATAGCAAGATAAATAGTTAAACCAATTTCATACTGATACTCTTTTGGAACAAATGTAAAATAATCTATCAGATTAAATTTATTAAGACCCAATACCGAAATTATTGGAATCAAAATTGCTTTCAATAACACTTTAACTATTGTGGATATTTTCACTTAATGCAATCCTCCACAATACTTGATATTTTTTTTGACACTCTGTCAAATTCACAATCAGAAACTATTATTATACCATTTACTTGTATAGAAAACATACTACCTCTATCTTCTAAACTTCTAAAGTTAACTTTTTTCATTTCAATAGAATCATTTTGGCTCAAAAAAAATAGTTTTTCTTTTAGCTTTTGCCAATAAGCAGAATTATTCTCCATTAGTTTTAAAAGATATTTAGTTTCTTCATTAAGTTCTTCATCTTCTATCATAAATTCTATAGATGTCACTTGGATATTTCCACAAAGTATATATTGCTCAAGTATTTTTATCATTATATCTGAGGTAACAATACATTGATGATATCCTTTTTGTAACATATTTTGAATAAATGCATAATAATTTTGATTACAATTATATACAAAACATGAAACTTTATTTGTTGATGTATTTTTAAACAACTTTCCATACTTGCAAGTCATACACTAGTTACCTCCTTCTTTATATACTTGACAATGCTATTACTAAAATATAATTACACCTCTATATATTATTATAATCAATTAACTAAAAATATCAATGCAATTATTGCATTTTAGCATAAAAAATAGCCCCAACCATCGATTATTATGATAGTTGGGGTATAGTTTTGCACGAAAAATTGATTTTGTTTTACTGATTTTAAAACTTTAATTAAACATTTCAAAAGTTTTGAAAATTGTTTGAAAACTTTGAGAATAGTGTTTTAAGTTTTCAAAATTAACGATATATTTCAAAAATCAATTATAATCGTTAATTCTTATTTAATCAAATAATACTTTAAGTTACGGTACATATAATAGTAGCCCTTGTACTTGCCCTCTGTAATATAACAGATAATTCTAAATTCTCTGTCCTTATCAAGTTGTTTTGTATATTTAATCTTACCCTTGACAACTCTTTTGTATGTAGAACCTTTGCCTACTACAATAGTTTTATACTTAGATAGACCTAACTTATTAAGTCTTGTATTGACCATATAGCCGGTTTTGCCATTATAGCGAACCTGACTCCAACCGTCTCCCATATCCTTTAGCCATTGTACTTTAGTACCCTTTGGCACAGTAAATAGAACACGACTTGCATTACCTACTTTATCAATAAAGTGCTTGTTATAAATAGGGCATTTTAGTTTTGTGGTAATCATAGTCTTACCAAATGACTTATAGCAGATATTACAATCAAAAGTATTGCCATTAACAATATACTTACTTGTGTACTGCCAAATGTCACAATCATAATCTTTAGTACTAGAGTACTGTGCTAACCAAATACTGTAATTCTTCTTTAGCGAACTATAATTCAGATTATTTTTGAACCAATTTGCATTAGCATATACACCGGCTTTATATCCGGCTTTTTCGATTGTTTTGCAGAATTCTGTTGCGATTTTTGTTAGAGTTGACTTACCTAGATATGTTAGGTTCTCTTCTTCCATATCAATGTAGATAGGCATATCTAAACTTCTACCCTTTAGCCAACCTAGACAGACTTTTGCCTCTTCCTTAGCCTCTGCAACAGATTTTGCATAACTGTAATGGTAAACACCTACAAGCATCTTATTTGCCCTTGCCTTTTTATAGTTGCTTTCAAAGTATGGGTCTTTCTGACTAGACACCATACCATAACCACATTGAATTACTACACCGGTAATACCTTTCTTCTTTAACGCTTTGTAATCAACAGTGTTGTTCCATCTGCTTACATCTACAATCTTTGTTGACATTAGTTATCATCCTTTCCTTTGTTCTGTAATACATCAATTGCCTTATTAATAATAGCCGGTAATGGTAAACCCATTAAACCGGCATTTTCTACGATAGAGATTAGTTCATTAGCCATAAAGCCTATGATTACTGCATCTCTTATATAACTAGTGCCAATTGCTAAATCAAGCCTATACGCAATTAGCACAAATAATAGGGTCATGCCCTTTTTACACAAGCCTTTCCAACCGGCTTTACTTTCTAATGCACCTGATGATGTTTTCTTGCTATTGTGGAATATACCTGCAACAACAAGACCTGACACATAGTCAATAGCCATAAATAAACATAGTGTTACCAGAGCAGTATCCCAACCACCGAACAACCATGCAAAAAGTCCACCTACTGCACCAATAGCAGTACAAATCCATTCTTTCATCTTAATTCTCCTTATCTGTTGTGACATCTTCAAAGTCACTGTTTGAGTTCTCTGTATCTTCGTTAGTTGTTTCAGTTTCTTCAACTGTGTACCAACTGTCGATAGTCAGCATATCTTCATCTGTCAAGACTGACTTACTATACCAGCTTAGTGCGTATGCTCTGACTTGGTACTCATCAAGTCTGTTCTTCATTGTTTCTAAAGTCTTAAAAACAAAATCATGTAAGCTAAACATTATTACATCACCTCACTTTCGTGTGCAACAAGAGCCGTTGCTAACTCATTAAACTTGTTGTCAATGTAATTCTTTGTATCAGCAATATAAGTTAGCTGACTGTCGCAGTCTGATACAACAGTTGTGCTTGGATAATACATATGTAAATTCAAAAATCCATTAATTTGTTCATTAGTTAAATTTATAACTGTCGGTGTTTGCTTTACCCCAACTAAAACAATACCGTTATTTTCATCAGCACAATTCTTTAGTGTTGCTTTTGTATCGTTAAGTGATAAACCTAAGTCAACATACAATGTATTTGTTCTTATATCAAAACAAGGATATTTTTCTGTACCGGCAAAAGCAAAGAATTGAAGTACATTACAAAGTGGTGCATATTTAACAGAACTATTAGCCCATTGCGTTGAATTTGATAATGTTAATGTACATCTATGGGTGTTTGTGCCACTTGGATTTTCTTTCAGATTATCAAAATCACTACTCAGCAAAACTAACTGCTGTAATTTTTCTGTGATAAAGCCTGTGCCGTCACTATTAATTGTCAACACATCACAAGTATTGTCTACACCTCTTAATATATAGTTTAATTGCAAGTTTTGAGAACTTTTTTTATTACTAAATGTAATACTTGGATTTTCAACACTATTAATAGCAACGGGATTGGTTGGTGTAGGTATTGCACTTTGAGTTGATTTACCGTACAAAGTTAACCCAACAATGTTACAATCACTACTGTCATTAAGTACAATGCTAGTTGACTTGTCTGTTGTAACTTTAATTTGCGAATTAGACATAGTATTACAAATATAAGGCTGTAATTGATTTGCTAACTCTAATGTACTTCTTTCGATATTGTAGGATAGAGGCATATTATCTTTATATTTAGCTTTGTATAAGCAAGGGTGTAAGACTACATCAATATAGTTAAGAAGTGTACCAGTTTGGACTGACAGTATAATTTCACTCAGATTTTCGTTGCTTACCGTAAATGACTTTTCAGAATAGTAAGTTTCTTTTTTATCTTTGTCAACTAATGTGATTTGGCTATAACAGTTGCTTTGTCTATTAGTAGTCTTACCACTAGTAATGTAATACTCCCCATTTTCTAATGATATTGACTTTACTAACATTGACACATATTTTTTCGTTGGTGTACCTGTGATATGATACCCTCCATCATCTGTTGCCGTTGCAGTTAATCCATTGGCAGTTTTACCATTTAAAATCGACCAATCAAAAAGATTATAACTTTGCACTAGATTTGCTTTGCTTTTGTCTAGTTGGGCAATATTCGTAGCATTCTTCTTTACTGCTGTATCATTAGTAGTTTTATAACTATTAAAATCAGCTTTATCAAGCTTATCAGCTTTCACATTTTCAATATCTGATAGAGGTGTTTCTAACTTACTGTTCACATAGTCAAATACTGCTTTGGTGTCAGGATAATAGTCTAAACTGGGATGTGTAATCACACTTACCTTATTAGATACATTTTCTTTAGTTTCTAACTTGGTATTGATTTCATCAACACTGTTATTAAAATTCTGCCTATCTGTATTTGCCTGTTCAACAATGCTATTAGCCTTGTCGGTTAGTGCTTGTACATCTGTTTTGTGCTGAGCTTCAATACTTGTTGCTCTTTTCTCCCAATCAGACTTATCTGCATTTACTTGTTTCTTCAGCGACTTAATAGCACTTGCTAATAGTTCATTTACATTAATGAAGTTATCACCATTCGAGTACACGATACTAACACCTGATGGTACTGAACCACTCACAATTTGAACATTTCCAACTGTGTTATCAATATAAATTGTCTTTAGTGAGGTACATCCACTAAAAGCACCATTATTAATTTTTGTAACATTATCTGCAACAAATGCTGTTACAATATCTGTCTGATTTGTCGCAAAACTTCCTGCACCTAATGCTTCCGTTGATGTTGTGTTCTTTAGCACACCATCAGAAGTGAAGGTTGCAGAGTAGCTAAAGACTATGCCTTTGTTTGCTTTTTCAATACCGTCATCCATCTGATTCAAACTTACCGATAAAATTGGTGTGTTTGATGATGGGCTATCTTCCCAACCTACTTTTTTATAGCTCATTATAATTCTCCTTTCGCCTCTAATGTATCTGTCAAGGCTTGAATACCACTAAGGGTTCTTGACAGGATTACACTGCTAACTACTGTCATTTTCTGTTTACCGTTTTCGTATAATGGAGCACCGTTTACATCAGTTTCATACACATTAAACTGTACATTGTCCCCAACCTGTACCCAAGGTCTGCCATCTGTTGTGGCAGTAAATGGGGTGTAACTACAGTTATAGAACCTTTTTGTAATGTCACTAGGGTCACCTTTATTATTCTTGTAATTGTACAAGTCATTAAGTATATGCCAATTAGATGTATTCATATCTTCATTCTGCCAGCAAATTACATTTTTCGTTAAGTCATATACTTTTGTTTCATTGTCCGGTATTTCCGTATTGCCCGGTCTAAATGTAGTTTCTTTTTCGGTTGTCTTTCCGTCAAGATTTCCACCATACTTCCATTTAAAATCAGTATAGCCCTTTACTATGTAATCCTCATAGCTTAAATCCTCATAAAAGTCATATACTTCAGGTGAGTCTGTAGGTGATATATAAACCAACCCAAAATTGCCTTTTACAGTATCGCCTTTCTTCTCTAATGCATCAGAAAAAGGAGATATAAAACCAAATACACCTATCATTTCACAACAATCCCTTAGTACGCTACCGGATGTTACTAGATTGTTCTTATCCAATAACCAATGACCATTCCTAGTTTTAAAATTATATATTTTGTAATTAACTCCATTGGTACTAAAAGTGTTTGTTAAAATACCTGATGTTTCACTTACTGATGGATGATAAGTTAAGTTAATAAAGTCAGACATTACAGTTCCTAGTGGTCTGAATGTAGCATTCTGCCATTCCTCGAATAAACTTTTTGTTCCATCCTTTTGGTTCAGCTTTGCCATATAGTCATATGCAGTAAGTTTATAAATGTGTTTATCATCTCCATCACGCTGAAATTTATCAACATAGCCACAGAACAAATCCCATGTTCTTTCTTGTACTTGCCTACCGGGATAGATTTTAGCTGATGGGTACAGAGTACTTGACGGATAGATATAGTCACCTAGATAACTTTGAGTTAGTCTAACATATATCCATTTGCCTTTTAATTTATTACTGAAAATTCTATCCTCAGTATCACAAACTGAAATATTGAACTCAGAGGCTATGCAACCCCCAAACTTCAATGTACTTTCACTGCATATTGACTGTTTGAGGGTCATACTTTCTTCAACAATATTATCCATTGTGATTGTTGCTATATCTGAGTTATTAGGAAAAAGAATTTCAACTGTATTTTCCACAAGGTCATTAATAATATGGTCCTTGATTTTGCTATCTACTGTAATCATTACATCACCTCAATACTCAATAAAGGTAAGTTCAAGAGCCTTGTACTCTATATCTGTACCCTTAATAACTTTTGTTGTGTATGTAATATCAGGCATATAACAAACCATCTTACGATACTTCATTAATTCTTCATCCCAATACATTACATATAGCTTTCTTTGTTGCTTGTGAATAAAAGCATTGTTAAGTGTTTTCCTGATTGACTTTAGTTGTTTTAGGTGGAGTGGTATTGTCTGAAACACTATTTTAGACTTATAGTTTGGTGAGGTAACTCTATGTAACTTATTCTTGGTATCTCTGTAAGCTTTTAGTTCAGTTCTTTGTAGTGGTGTTGATTGATATGATTCCTTAGCCATCAGGTCGTGTGGGAATGGTGTATAATCGACTTCACTTGCGTTTACTGCTTTACCAATATAAATTAGAGTACCGTTAAATTTATCAAAATCGAAATTAGCCATAAAATCACCTACCTATGCAAATGCAGACTTGCCGAACCTTTTACGGTAGTCACTGTCCTTATTAACCATTCCTTTGAATATAACTTCACCATCAAGATTAATGGTAAGGTTAATATCCTTATCATTACCACCAAAGTTACCCTCAGCCATAGCCTCTAAAAATGCTTGTTTCATTGTTGATAATGGGGAAACAACTTCTGTTTCTCTTTTGTTATCGCCGAGCATTGCTAAAAATTCACCGTGAGATGCCGGAACAACAGTTCCGGTAGCTAACTTAGGAATTTCCCAATCAAAGTCCATAACCGGAAACTCTTTCTTTAAACTATCTTCGGCAGTTTGATACCATTCGTCACCTAAGAAAAGACTGCCAAGCCAAGTAACCATTTCAATTATTAGTCTAAATAAACTTAACACTAAATTAGGAATAACATTAACTATTAGTTTAAGTGCTAAATTGAGAATAGATATAAAAAGATTTGCTATTGCCTTTACAAGTTCTACAACTGCTTTTTCAATTTTACTGTTATTCTTATTATGACTAAAACCATCAGCCATTTCTTGCGTAAGGTCATCTAAGAGGTCGCCAATTCCATCAACTAGTGTTGAACAGGCATTAACAAGTAGAGTAAAAGCATTAACAACTATTTCAGCCCAATCTACATTATCAAAAGATTTCTTAATACTAGCAGTTATACTTTTACTTGTTTTTCTATCTGTAAACACTTTATTCAAAGACTTTAAAAGTTCATTAACGATAGTTCCTGCTACCGACAATAACTTAGCTGCTAGGTCTCCACCCTTTTTTACAGCAGTTCTTACTGTTTTTAGTAGATTATTGCCGAATTCTTCCCAATTGATGTTGTCGGTAAAAGATTTGAGTGCAGTAATTGCACCACCTAAAAAGCCCCAAAAAGCATTAGATATGGAAGTTATAAATTTGTGTCCCTCTCCTTTGTCTCCAAAAAAAGAATTAAATGTTGAGGCTAGTGACTCTCCTACTTTCTCCCAATTAATTTCAAGCTGAAAGCCATTTGCAAAATCAAAAACACCTTTTAGAAGAGTAAAGAAAAGTTTTGAAATGTTTTTCCAATTGATTTTGTTTAGCATATCTTTCAATGCTTGTGCAGTTTTTGAACCTAACTCAGTAAAATCAGGGTCACCAACAATAGTCAGAGCTGTAGTAAAAACACCATTAATCATAGAAGATACGGCATCAATAACTAACTGTACATCAAGAGTATTAAACAATTCTGTTAAAGCATTTCTAATACTTTCGCCCAAAGCAATCCAATCAAATTCTTTTGCAAAACCAAGTGCAAATTCAAAAATACCATTGATACTTTCACCAAGTAGTTTGGCTATTTCAATAAAGTTTATAGACTTAATTGCACCATTAAGAAAACTAGCAATACTTTTCCCTAACTTTTTCCACTTTATCTTTTTAATGAGTGTGTATAGAAAGTCTATGGCTGTCATCAAACCATTACCTAGTGTAGTACCAAGCAAAAACCAATCAATCTCTTCTATTGCACCATTAATGAAATCAGCAATATTACTAGCAATATTCTTAGCTTTTTGTCTTATGCTTTTCCAATCGATACTTGACAACACCGAATTCAATTTTTTTGATAGTATCTTCGCAACTGCTCCATAATTGCCTTTACTAATTGCCTTTTTTAGTTGGTTAGCAAAGTTACTAAAAGGTGTTGCAACAGTTTTGAACTGCCTCCCATTAGAAGCATTACTGTCTTTGGCGTTATTTGAAGAACTAGACTGTTCCATAACATTAAGTTGGTCGTAAGAGGCTAAATTCTTTTGATTTTCTTTTGTGGCCTTTGTGTTAGCTTTAGTACTTTTAGTAGTTGTGTCAAGGCTCTTGGCATAATTCTGTTGAACCTTTACTGCCTTTACATATGAGGGTTGACCGGTTAAGGCACTAAAAAATTCTGCCACCTTGTTAGTAGCTTTACTTAAAGTATCCATTAACCCGGTTAGTATAGGGGTAACAACTGTTAAGATAGGCAAAAAAGCAGAAGCAATACTGTTTTTCATATAAGTAAACGAAGTCAACAATGCTGATAATTGTTTATTCACTGCAGGACTTTCTTTAGCCATTTCTCCTAAACTATCCTTTAAAGCCTCAACACCACCTTGGATAACCTTATAAAGTAACATTCCACCAATAGCTTGTTTGATTCTATTTAAAGCCTTAGCAAAGCCACCCATTTGGCTACTGGTCTTTTTAGTATGAGAAAATAAGTTTTTAAGATGACTACCAATTTTTTTAATACCACTAACAACGGTATTACTAAAAACAGTTTTCATCTTTTTACCAAGTTTTTTTATAGCAGTAGTAAATTTCTTTAAAATATCAGTATTAATATTTGTCTGCTTTGAAGTTGTTTTTTCTTTACTTTCAGTTTCAACTAATCTAGCTTTATAAGTATTCAGTTGTTCATTAAGCCTTGTTAATTTCTCTTGTTTTTCCTTATATTCAGCCGTATCTTTACCGGTAGTTGAATTCTCGGCACTTCTAACGCTTTTCAGCTTAGCCTCATACTCTTTCAGCTTATTTTCTGTTTCAGTAATTTGTTGCTGGACTTTGTTCCACTCTTTATCATTACTTAACATACTGTCAAGATATTCTGTGCCTAGTCCTAAGTCTGTTAAATCTTTCTGCTTAGAATTGCCTATTTCATCAGCTTTGTTATAAAGGGACTTTAACTGTTCTTTAGCTTTTGTAATATCTTTTTCGATACCGGCTGATATATTAGTTCTAATAGGTGTATTAGACATTTCCCTTAGACTATCTTCTAAAGATTTAATCTCTCTTGTGGTCTGAGCAATCTTATTTTTTAAATCAATAGCCTTTGAGGACATATTCTTTGTGCCTTTGTTAAAACCGTCTGCATCAATTTTAGTGTCAAAAATGATACTACCATCTGTAGCCATATAACTCCTCCTTCCTAAAATTGGGTATAAAAAATGCGTACACCACTTGATGTACGCATAAGAAAAGCCACCCCATTACAGAGTGGCTAATTTTTATTTAAGTTTGCTTGAATCAGTATTGATATTAAAATATTTAACATCAATTAAAGGAACTGTAACACTTGATTTTAATAAGCCTGTATATGTATATTTTCCTTGACAAGTACCATAAACAGTTATAATATCGTCTTCCAATATTCTGTCTTCATCTTGTGGGATTTCTACATTAAGAAGAATTGTATCGTCCCAATAGTCCAAGTCATTCTTTGTCATATTTAACCGTACTGTGTATTGAGTATTATCATCAAGAACATTATCTTCTTCAATAACCTGCTCCACTTCACCGGTAATTTTAAAATGGTCACCTTTATATTTATTTGGGTTTCTTGCAAGTGTTTTGTAATCAATGGTCTTACAGGATGATTTATAGTCCATCTCTGACATTTCTGTTTGAGTTGTTTCAACACTATTATTATCCTCAGTCTGCTTTTTCTTATTTTCACTTATAATTGCTGCAAAAATCACTAATGCCACAAGAAAAATTATTAACCAAAACCACCACTTTTTATAGAATGGTTTTATTTTGTTTCTATCAGGTAAAACTCTAATAACAGTTTGGTTGCTCACTTGTACATTACCCCTTACTTATTAAGTATATACATTATAATATAACAAATTTATCCAAGTGTCAACAATATTTTTGTGCATATCAAATAATATTATTAATGAAATCTAGTTCTTGTTGTTCATCTTGTGAAGTAGCTTTTCTCTTTAGGTCTATTAACTCTTTGTGGGAACTGTAAAATTCTCTCTCCCACTTTTCAAGTTTCTTTCCTTTAGACTTCTTACCTCTAATGTTCATTACCTGTGAAAACAAGCCATCTCCAATTTCATTAAATAGACCTAGAAAAGTCCACCAATGAAGGTACTTAACTTCTCTTGTTTCGTAACCGGCTACTTTATTAATAGCCGGAAAGATTATACTTTCATCTTGTTCCCAATCAAGTATTTTTCTTTGATTTTGAGATTTTGGAGTATCTCCACCATCAAGGAACCACATTGCTTTTTTAATAGCTTGTTCTGTATTAGCCGGTACTTCTTTATACAAACACTTTAGACATACTAAAGCCTTACAATATTGGTCTAGTTCAGGGTCATTGAATGCTTGAAATATTAACAATGCAACACGGAAATCTGAATTAATTTCATATGTTGCATTGTCAATTTCCAGGCTTTTAGGAAGTTCACCAATCATTTTACTTTAGATGTGTACTTGCTAACTTTTCTTTCAATTTTCTTCTGTTCTGTAGAAATATCTTCTTTGATGATTGGGAGTACTGCCTCTAGGAAGTTTTCAAAAATGGGCTTACCACCGGCAATGCTAATACAATTAGTATTACCAAATATAATATCAGAAACATCACCATCAAAGACATAATTAATCTGTTTTCTTACTTCATTATCTAAATAGGAAAGTGTTTCTATTGCATTTTCAGCAGTAGTACTATTACACTTATCGGCTATCTTCTGTAGCTCCTTTTCTGCTTTATTCATTCTAGTGATAACATTCATATCGCTTGTGTTAATACGCAAAATTCTACTTTCATCACCGTTAATAGAATATTCTTTATATCCAACATCAAAACTTAAATTGTTCATTAGACTTCTCCTATACTGCTGTAAATGTTGGTACTTTGTTAGTAATAGCAACAGTACCTTTCTGACGATTGCCTTCAAGTGAAACATTGTAAGGAATATTTACACCACTATTGTTACCACCTGCACCACCGTAAGACTGTGGCTTTACAAAACAATCCTCTACCCAAGCACTAGCACCTGTAACTGCACCTGATGCATCAATAGTAGCATTGTTATCAATAAGCACTTCAAGAATTTTTGTTCTGCAATTTTCTCCTGTAAGTCTATTCATAGCAATGTCTTTTAGCTTGTCAAAGATTTCATCTTCTGTGTCTGCATAGTATGTTTCTACACCTAGAGTTGGTGCGTAACCATTATCAATAGTTTGGTCAAGAATATTCTTTGAGTCTGCCTCCGGATTTAGTTCCATTGATAGTTCCTCAATATCTCTACCGATTAGGAACCAACTAGGTGTCTGACTTCCAAAACTAGCGTCAATATAATGCATTAAGTAACTTCTTTTTAGCTTACCTGAATACTTGCTAGGTGTTCCACTTACTGCTTTTGTTTCTGCCATAATATTACCTTCTTTCATTAAAAATCAATTTTGTATTGTGATATAATCTGTAGCTGATATACCACACCGTTATTCATATTGCCATTTGGTATTTCGTAAATCATACCATTTGAACAAGTTAACTTTGTTAGAGTGCCTATATACTCATTGTCACCCACCTTGACAGTAACTTCTTGATTATCTGCAAAATGTTCAAGGTACATTTGAAGTGAGAGTAAAGCACCTGTATTTACCATTCTGTCATAGTCATTAACGGACTGATACACTGCATACAGAATAAAGTTATGTTGTCTTGTCTGATTACCTAAAATATCTTCTTTTAGCAATGTATCACCTGTTGAAGATAGTCCGTAACTATCAATTGTGTCATCTGTAAAGTCAATGGAGATTTCATTACAAACCTTGTTAATTTGTGGAAAACTCTGCAAAGCTGACTTTACTAATTCAATTATGTTCATTTCACATTACCACCTAAAATTTTTGCAGTACCGTTCAAGATAACATCCTTCTTATCCTTTTTCATTCGTTCAAACCACATTTTACCGGCTAGAGGGTGCTTAGCAGTTGAATACTTTAATTCTCTACCGGTAGGGTATTTCTTTGGTGGACTGTAAAAACCTACCAATTCACCATTCTTGTATAGTGGAATATTAGGACCATAAACAACACCATAGTATAAATACCTTGCATAAGGTCCTAACTGTACAACCTTACCACTACCAATAACTGTACCTACTGTGGCAGACTTAAACAGAAAGCCTGTATCCATAGGTGTGTATGGTATCATCTGCCTTATAACTTCATTGTCTACAAACCTTTGTGCCTTTTGAAATTCTTTTTCGGTTAAAGAACCAAAGTCACTACGCCATTTAAAATTTAAACTTCCGTTAGGTGTGTTAATTGTGTTATCTTGCGGCTGACTAATAATCACACATTCACCTACTTTCCACTAATCTTGATGTGTTGTAACCTTTTAGCACCATAGTCCTTGATGTCTATTGTCATAATAGTGTTGTAACTAAAAGACTTGTTAAACTCTTTCATACTTTCCGATACTGTCTTTGGGTCGGTATTATTAAATTCAAAGTCACAATAACCTTTTACAATAAGGTCTTGTGAAGGTTTCTTAGGCACAATCTTCATTCCTGGGAAAACATCATTAGCCAGTAACAAGCTACTGCTAGGAGTAATTACAAGGCTATCAAGTGGTATATATACAGTTACACTGTCAGCATTCTGTAAACCACTTTTCATAACATTACTTGCCTTGTTCTCTTGCCAATGACAATGGGGTACATAAAACTTACTGTACCCCACCCCATTAAAATGATATATTGTACATTTAAAATTAGTAATCACTTTACACCTCTGTACAGTAAGCCTGTACCACTTAGCCACATATAAATTACAGACTTAATTTTCTTTGACAAAACCTGTCTTTGGCTTTCTGTACTTTCATATGTAACTGACATATCACCTGTCTTGTCAGAGGTTACATAGTTACTACTATTTTGTTCTGCATGATAAAGCAGTTCAGCTACTTCACAACAACACATTTTTACTTGTTCAGGTATATCACCCTCATCAATGTTGTCACAAGTATAGTGCCTAATATAGTTAGTTGCTTTACGGAAATAAACATAAGGGTTAGCAGTATTAATGACTGCACCTTGATATTTATTTTTATAAAAATCCATATTTGCATAAATCATCATACTGCTTTACCTCTTATACAGATACTGACTGAGTAGCTGTGTTCTGTGTTACTGTGTGACAGTAGATACCTGCTACTTTGTTCTGATACACCCTAGCAATACCAACATTACGATAACCAAAAGTCCATGCGTCTGCATCAGGGTTTGCGTTAGGGTCAATAATCTTAGGTACTTTGTGCTTGGTGTACTGGATTACTGCTGACTTATGGATAATCTCAAAGTTAATATCAACAGATTTAGCTGACTTAGCATAGCCACCTTTTTCCTGACCACTGGTCTTACCGTCATTTAGTGTAATGTTAGTCATAAATCTTGATGATGGTACCGGGACAATCTTAGAAAATCTTTCAAGCACTTTTCTTGACTTTGTTGTATCCATATCATCAATTACACCGTAAAGGTCTGAACGGATGTACAGAATTCTGTTATCTGTAGGTACTTCGTCATCATCCATCTTTGCAGTAGCAGTACGAAGAGCCTTAATAATACTGTCACCTGTAGAAAGGCTACCATATGCAGAAGAAATACCCTTGATACCTGAGTATGTAGAAAATCTAAATGCATCCAGTTCAGGTACTTCCTTAGTACGGATAAACTCACCTGCAAGTCTGCCAAAAGCAATACCGGCAGTTTCAATATTATCCATACTGTCAACAGTAAACTTTCTACCTCTATCGTAGTTACAAGCTACTGTCTGATTCTTAATAGTTACATCACCGTTAATATAACCACTGTTACGGTCATAGTTAGCAAGACCGTCCATTTCAATCATTGGAATAATCAGTTCGTTAGCATTAGCACCGGCTTGTGCTAGTTCTGATGCACCGTCCAGCTCAGAAGTGAGTGCAGAATTCTTATACACTTCATCAAGAAGTGGCACATAGGATTTTGCTAATTCAATAGTATTTGCCATAAAATAAAACCTCTTTTCTTAATTAATTATTTTCTTTTGGTTCACCTAAACCCATAGCAGACCTAATGGCTGACATTGATTCAGGTTTAATATTTGTGTTACCGGTGTTCTTTACCGGATTTTTGAAAGGCTCATCTGACTTGAACATGTAGTCATTTTCTGTCTTTACATCCTTGATAGCCTTTTCAATATCTTCTGCTTGATTTTTTGATGTTTTAAGGTTGTCAAGGTCAAGCAAAGCCTTAACAGCTTTACTGTTCTTTGCACCACTTTTTGATAAAGCCGTATCAAGTACAGAAGTAAACTCCATATCTGAAATTTTATCCTTGTACTCTTTGTCCTTGTTTGCAAGTTCTGTGTTAAGACTATCAATTTTACCTTGTAAGTCCTTAACATCAACCCCATCAAATTCTTTTAGTGCATCTTGTGCAGTCTCTAGCTGATCCTTTAGGCTATCTCTTTCCACAATAAGTGGTTGTTTAGCCTTTTCTAAATCTTGGTTGTACTGATTCAGAACCTTATCAATATTATCCTTATCAAGTCCTAAATCTTCTAAAAATTTTCTTTGCATAATAGCTCCTTTCGATACGCTTTTTAACGAGGTAGCACCTCTTTCTATCCTTAGTTTAACGACTTAGGAACGGTCAATATTTGTAATTTTGGGTATAAAAAAAGCACCTTACAAAATGTAAAGTGCTTAAGTAGCAGTATTTTGTCACGAAACATAAAAAGTATAAAAACTAATAGTCTAGACAATCGTTATTCATCATCATAATCAACAATCATTTTATGCCTTCCTGTTTTTTTATAATACTCATCATCAAGTTTTCTTACTTCATCTTTAATGTATTCCGGGGCATCTTTATTTAGCCGTCTATGACAAGTATTATCCAAATGAGACCATTTTATATACTTATTAAATATCTCAGTCATAATTATTTATCCCCCTTAATGATATTTGCAACTTGCTTAGATGTGTATTTTGCCTTCTTATTCATACTTTCTGCAATACATTCAGATATAAATTCATTTATATCTTGCATAGCATATTTTGATACGGTATATTTACCTTTAAATTTATTGTTATCATATTCAGGTAATGAACGCATTATATCCTGTATTGCTTTTAATTTTTCATTCCACAATGGGTCATTCATTTTATGTTCAAGCTGAATTGCATGACCTATTTCGTGCCTTATAGCGTGTAAATAATGTGCAGTTGACCATTCACCGGACTTGTTCATTTTCTTTGCTTTTTTAGTGTGTTCTGATACAAAACTTTTCTTATTAGCAAATCTTAACACTAATTCTCTTGAATTATCATTGTATGAGCCATATGTACTCAAATTACTATCTCTAAGAACACCAACAGAAGATATGGTAGATATGTTACCAAACTTCTGTTGCATATTCTCATATTCAGTATTAAAGATTTTCTTAACATCTTTAGTTACACCTTTTTCAAATTCTATTATACCACTATCGTTACTTTTTTCAATATTTGATTTACTGTTTTGTATAGTTTTTTCAAAGTTGGTGTTGTCACCGGAATCAGAAAGTTTATGTACACCATTTTCAATAGTCTTTGTACCGTTACTCTTAGCCACCTTATTACTTTTATCTAGCTTAGCACCTATGTTTCCCAGTCCGTCAATATTTATTCTTTGTCTTTGTTGTGGTAGGTTCATAGCCTTTGAAAGTCTTGCATATTCGTCTGAGGTTTTGTTGTACCGTGCATTGGCTGCCATTAGGTCATCTTCACCGGCACCACCCTCTGTAAGCAGTTTTATTTCTTGTCTTTCTGCTCTCATTATGGTTTCTAGTTTTCTTTGTCTTTGCAGAGCCTCATACTTTGTGTAGCTTTTACCTCTGAACTCTCTTTTCTCATTATCTTCTTGGTTCATTCGGTTTAGTTCTTCATCTGTATAAGTCCTTTCCGATACACCCTTAATAAATGGATAATAGTTGTGATAACAGTTAGCACCACAAAGCCCTGTTACTGTACCCAGTCCACAAACTGAAACTAATTCTTCCTTGCTATACACTCTACCTTGCCAAGGTTGGTGGGTAGGTCTTGCCCCACTATGATAAGTAGTTTCAAAATAGTTTGTTTCAAGTTTTTCTGCATTACTCTCATTGATATTTGCCACTACCTGATTATAACCTGTAAGGACTGCTCTCCTTACTGCTACCGATACTCTACTGCTGTAACCACTATCATAGTCAATGTACCTTAGTCCTGAATTAGTCATTTCTTTTACTGTATTTTTCAGTACAGTATTGTAATCAAATGCACCTGTTGCAATCTGAGTTATTGCCTTGTCAAGAGTGTTTTGGTAGTAGTCTGTAAGTGGTGTATATGTTAGCTTAGTTGAGTTAGGCTCTCTAAGTGCAAAGCCTAAAGAACCGGTAATGTTCTTTAGCTCTCCTTTAGTCTGAGTTATCATTGATGTAACAAGTTGTTGAAGTTGTAAGTTATCTTCATATGGTATGAAACTTTTCCCAACTGCTTCGTAAAGGCTTATATCTCTTGCATAACCACTTCTTATAACATTAGAAAACACCTTGTCTATCTGTTCATCAGATAGATTCAAGGTGTTCTTGATATAACTCTTTATTTCTTCTTTACTTTTTCCCAATTCATAAAGTCTGTTAATTTGCCAATCTGCTGACCTTGTAATCTCCTTATTATTAGCTTGTAACCGTCTAATAATGTCAAGCATAATAGTTTGTTCCAGGTCATTAAAAAGGCTCACAATAGGCTGAGGAACAGACTCTATATTCTTTTCAGTACTTTGCATTAATCTTTACCTATAAAAGCCAGTACAATAACTGTAACACAAATAATTGTTGTAATAATAATTGAATTACTCATTCTATCACCTCAGCTTTTTGTGGTAGGTTCTGTAAAGCTGTGTCAATGTCTTCACCCATCCACTTTGCTCTGTATTCCTCAGGTCTTAAGATACCTAGATTAAGGTCCTGTATATCGTGATTTCTTTCTGTTTCTTCATCTGTCTTAATGCTATCCTTAAAATCACAAACAAACTTGTAACCACTTGTAGTCATTGAATTATAAAAAGCTAAAGCATACACAAGGTCCTCCATACAATCCTTTAAATTTTCTTGAATTGCATTGACTGTATTGTACTTTCTGTCTTTAGCCGACTTAATTTCCGTTGCAGTTTTTGCCACTGTTGCCGGATCGGACAAGTCACCATAAGCAAGACCAACAGAAAACTCAATTTCTCTTTTGTATGCCTCAAGTCCGGCTTTAATATCAACTTGTCTGATTGTCGGCGAATAGTCCTGTAAAATACCCTCATTATCATCAAGGTCAACACTACGATATAACCTTTTATTTAACTTTGCTACTCTATTACCTTTTAGTGCTGATTCATCAATATGTATAGCTCTTTCTCCACTTTCAAACTCCCAATCAAGCCTACCGAACTGAATATCTGCTTTCTGAATAATGGGAAGTGCTGAGTCAAATACAGAAATAGGAGTCATAGAGCCGTCAATATCATTGTCAATAGGGTTACGATAATAGCCGAAAGCAGTTTTATTCATTGTGGGATATGTGATACTTTCTTCTAGGTCTGTCCATTCTTCAATACTGCTTAATGGTATCTTATTGCCTAATGTGCTTTCACTGTCAGACACATAGGCAGAATTAGTAATTGTCAGTCCCTTGTCTTTATCTAGGTCGTGATATTCAAGTCTTGTATAGAACTTGTTACCTAGCTTTTTAAATTCAGGAAATATAACTTTAATCAGTCTTCCGTCAGTATCGTATTCAACAGGTATAAAGGCATTGGCAGAAACAAACTGAACTTTACTGCCACCTAAAGGCTTTATAATCATAGCACCGGTGGCTAAACCTCTTTGAAAGTGTGTGTTAATGTTTCTAATTGCTTTCTTGTATATTTCATCAAGTGGCTTGTAACTGACACTTGAAGTCATTTCAGACAAAGAAACATTGCTAAATTCTCTTACAATGGACTTTTCAAGTCTTAAACTGACAACATGATATTCATCAAGCCACAAGGCTCTGCCTGAATAACTGTTCTGCCACACATCAATAGACTTTAACATTTCATCAGTTAAAGCAATATCAATATTAAGTGCATTCTTAATACTTCTTAGCTTTGTTGGAAACACTCTGCTCCACACTCCTTTCAAAAAATTTATAAGTCCCATTTTATCCCACCTTTATAAACCTTTTCATATTTCTTTCAAAGGTGTACTCAAAACCGTCAAGACTATCAATATCGGTAGAACCGTCATCAAGCCTTTCATCATTTAACTTCTTATCATTCCATACTGCCTCACACAAGGCTCTTTTCAAGCTATCACAACTATCTGTAATAAAGAACCTATCTGCTCCCATAAGTCGCAAAGCACATTGAATACGGTCTTGTATAGGCTTTTTTCTCGCTGGTCTAACAATAACATTAGGAAATTTCTTTTCAAAGGCTCTTTTTATACCTCTACCTAAAACAGTTTCGGCATTATCCCAATAAACATAATCAACTTTTCCTACCATATCAAAAACAGACTGTGCAAATTCTATAGCCAGTCTGTCTAAATCGTTACTATCATATTCTCCAAAGTGCCTTATACTTCTAATTGCCACCAGCTCACTGTAATTATCAGTTGTACCGGTAGCAACAAACGCATGACCTGACTTATTACCACCAAAGTCAATACCAATAGTTACTTCTTGTAAAGAGCCTTTAAGTATCTGTTTGTATGGTAAATCAGGATCAATCCTATCAACTAATTTACAGTAATACGCTTTTGGATTGTCGGCAAATTTACGGTAAATAGCACCTTCGGCACGAACCCACTTGCCTAAAATCAATCTATCATAATAGATAGTACCCTCATACTCATTACACAAGTTTTGTACAAATTCTTTAGACAAAAAGGAATTATCAAAGATAGTATATTCTTGCAAGTAAATATCTGCATCACTGTCAATAAACTGCTTTAACCAATGAGTAGGGTGTTCAGGGTTTAAACTACCGTCAAAGCAAGAATAAGGCTTATCAAGTCTTGACTTTAGCATAGCAAATACATCTTCATTCCACTTTGCTACTTCATCACCATAAATATATTTAGCCGAGGCACCTTGGATTTTTGCAACCTGACTAACCTTTTCAGCACCTAAACAATAAACATCTTCACCACAGATTTTAGCAATGTTGCGACTGTTGATTGTTCCTACAACATCAGAGGTATATCGTTCTCTCATTGGCTGAAGTACATTTCTCTCAATAGTTTCTTTAGATACACCGATAATAAAGCAAAGTCCGTCTTTGCCTATTCTCTCCCTAATTCTCATAGGTACAATAAAAGTAACATCAACAAAACTTTTACCGGAACGAACTGCACCACTTTTTATGTTCCATCTATGGGTAGCATTTACAATATATTCTTTTTGCTTATTTGTGTAACCCATTCTTTGTACTCCTTAGTGCATCATCTTTAATCTCTTTCAAAATATTATCCAGCTTATTAAGTGCCGTTGTGTCTGTTTCTTCTTTCTGCTTATCTCTCCACTTATCAGGTCGTCTATTTTTAAGCCAAAAGATTTGAGCCGTTGTGTTACCTTCCAGTGCTGATGAAAGCAAAGCGTTCTCAACTTCATAGTCAACAACTTCTTTACCCTTTTTTAAGGCTTGTAAAATCGGTAAATGGTTTGTTTTATAGTTATATAAAGTCTTAACTGAAATACCCATATTCTTTGCTATCTGTTCATCAGTTAAACCATCTCTAGCCCAACCCTCCAGCAATAATAAATTTTCCTTTAGTAACCACTTTTGATATTTTCCCTTTGCCACCGTCACCACCTCTCTTTATTAAATTAAAATGCAAAAGAAAAAGGCTAAGCAGCGCTTAACCTTTGGAAGTTTATTTAATTGACGAAACTTTTACCTTAAAATGCTTGTGATTGTAATCCGTTTTTTGTTTTGGATTATTAAGTTCTTCAAGCTTAACATTTAGGACTTGTTTTAAGCATTCTAATTTAATCTGTTTATAAATATAATTATTTTCATAGGAGTATTTTTGACACTTATCAATAGCATAAAATACAGAAATCATAAAAGCAAAAAATCCAAACATCACTATTAATAAATAAATTGCCATATTAAGAACATCATTTATTGAACTAGAAATTTCAATTCCATTTGTTCCATCATATGATAATGTAGCATCAGCTGTATAACAAGAAATTAATAATGAAATTATGGAAATCAAAATAGGACTCGACATATCAATTAAATGTTTCAAAAATGGGTATATAGTTTTATTGTTTTTTGTTTTTTCTCTTGTAATAACTAATATTTCATTTTTTATTTCATTGGCATTCATATTGTTGTATATGTAATTACATAACTTTAATTTCATATTAACATAAGTGTCCTTTTTACATAACCGAAGATTTATATCTTCATTAAATATTTTTCTTATTTTAGAATTTACTTTTTTCATTCTAACTATCACCTCATATTCTATTATACACTAATTAAATAAAAAATGTTGTAATTTGCAATAAATTGTCAGTATAAATAAAATATGATGGTTATATATGTGAATTTTCACTACAACAAAACCCACCTAAGTGATTAGGTGGGCAATGCTGAATTTTTTACAAGAGGAATAGTAGAAGTGAAAATCATTCTTGCAATCTTATCTATCTCTTTATCGGTTTTCCATAATATCATTATAGCACTTTCTATAGTGGCTTTTAATGGCTATTTAATACTTTGCTAAACTCTTTCAAGGCTTTCCCATGTATTCTATATACCCATCTCAAATCATAATTCATACAATCAGCTACCTGCTCCCATGTTTTATGATTTAGGTAATACTCTGTCAGAACTGTTTTATATCGTTCATCAGTCAGCCTATGTATAAGGGTTCTGGCTTGTTTCTTTAGTTCTACAAGCTGGTCAATTTCTTCATTGATTTTCTCTTGTAATAAAACAATCTTATCAATAATCTTTGTAAAGTCACCACCACTTCCGGAACTTTGTACCCTTTCACCTTGGCTCTGTGGGCTTACTTGTAATGACTTTAGCTTTAGGTGATACAGTTCATCACTCTTAGTATTAATGCTTATATCAGCAAATCTGACACGATTAAGGTACTCTTTAGCATTCAAGGTTATCACTCTCCTTTAATTGATGCACTTTCTTCGGCAGGAAAATTCTCAATAATGTCTAAAATTTCTCCATTATAATAATCGGCATAATCTTCCCATTCTCCATAGTAATCCTCTCCATCCATAAATTCTTCAATTCTTTTATAAAGTTTTTCACGGTTTACCATCATTATTATCACTCTCCTTTAGTATCTGCATTTCATACTTTATGTCTGCACAATCTCGTATCATTCTAGACTTCCAACTAACCAAAATATGAAATGCCACTTCTTGTGGACTTGTTTCTCTGTCAATTACTTCAACACCATCTCTCAAGGCATCAAGAAATGCATAATACTCAGTTTCAGAAATATCTCCGTAACCAAAAGCCTCAGCTAATTCATCTTCTGATGAATATTCCAGCACCTTCTTTTTGCGTTCCTCACGATTAGCTTTAATTCTTGTGATAGTTTTCTGTAATGCTCTGATAGCAGTATCAAGCTTTTTGATAACTATTTCTCGACCCTTAATTTCAACCTTTAAATCTTCACTTGTCATATCGCAATCTCTCCTTTATTCCCCATAATAATGAATATCATCTAATTGACTTCTGTGAGCTAAAAAGAACATTTCAGTATCACAGTTTTGTACAATCCAAATCTCGGATTGCTCCGATAAAGGTTCTATTATTTCAACCATTGTATCATCATTGGTTGTATGATATGTTGCATATAATGTATGCATATAATAATCATACAAACTAGTTTCACATTTTCTACTCATATAGCAATCTCCCCACTTTCAATCTTAGCTCTATACTGGCCGTAGCTTAGCCTTGTACCGTGTTCTTCATTGTACTTATGTAAGTTATACAAAGTACGGTTAAGGTTATGTTCTCTTGACTGCTTTGGTGTTTTAGCTTGTTCTTGCTTTAGCTTTTGGTTCTTCACTCTGTTGTGTGTCTTTATACACTCATAACTGCAAAACTTTGCATTGTAGTTTCTTGCAGTAAACTCATTTCCACATACTGCACATACTCTCTTAATTTCCATTATTATTACTCCTTATTTCAACATCATCAAGTTTACATACCACTAAAGAATTTGTAGCTAAACTGTCTTGTAGTTCAGCTTGATATATAAACTTGTTTTCTTTTGTACTTCGTCTGATAATACAACCAACTAATGTGTATGCTTTACCACCATAAACTACTTGTCTGTTTAAATATTTCTTAACTTGAGAAATGTCCATTTACAGGCAACTCCTTTATCCTGATATAGATACCGGGAATATCTGCCCAAAACTTTTCTATCAGTTCAGAACAAACAAGTGCATCATCTTTCCAAAAGCCTAACTTAGTCATTACATCTTTCAAAAGCTTTTGTAAGTTATCTGTATCAGGCTTTGTTGTACGATAGTCACCATCACTATGTTTTCCCTTTAGTGGGAAACACCACTTTGTAACAAGTGATACACCTGAAACAAACATTTCCTTTGGAACATATTTGCTTAAATATGCTTCAAGTTTTGACCTAGCCTCTTTCAGTCTTGGTTCTTCATAGAAGATTGGTTTACCGTTCACATAACTAATCTTCTTTTCTTGATGTGTAATTGTTGGTGGGTCCATAGGCATAAAAAATTCAGTAGTCTTCATTTTATATCCTTTCTGTGTAAATCGTTTATTTTTAAACTTCTGCTTTTTCGTGTATATTATTACTTAATATAAAAGGGGAATTTAAAACCCCTTTTATATATATATAATATATATAGTTTTTCTTTCCCTCTGAAAAAGTCGATAAATTATTCGAGATTTTCCCTAGGGAAGAAAGTTACTTTTTATCGAGTTTTTCACTATTAGGGAAAGGAAAATTATTCGAGATTTTCATTTTCCTTGTTTTAATAATATTGTGTTTTTATTCTTAAATAGAATTATTTTTCAAACCCACATTACTATTATCAATCCAAAAATTGTTATGTTCCTTTAGATAATTTCTAACGGTTTTATCTGTCACTCCCATATAGGATGCAAGGTCTTCAATACTGGCTTGACCATTTTCTTGAACTGCACTAAAGGCAACTTCTAATGATTCTTTTCGTTCATTCTTTCGTTCTTCAGCACTTTTTTTGTTGCCAAAATTTTTCTTGTAATTTGAGTTTTTACTATTCATTTGGCTACTACTGTCAATATCACTTAAAACACCTGTATCATCAATCTGATGTATAGGATAATTGAACCAACAGTTGATTGGTGAGAACCTAGGGAACTCTCTTAATGTACCTTCAATTCTCCAAGCTGAACGAGTTTTGATGGACTTTCTTTCTCCTTGAAATTCAGCCCTAGCTAAAGCTAAAGTGTTCTTGTTTAACTTACTTTCGGCTATTTTTCGCATATTGTAGGAGCTTTCTAAATCATCCTGAGAAACTTCCTCATCAATATTAGAAACAAATCTTTTCAGATATTTATAGTAAATAGCACATTCAGCTTTGTTCTCTTGATACTTAATAAGATTATCGTCAATTTCAAGTTCTATAAGGTCTAACATGGCATCAGGGTCACGAGCAAAAACACCACTGCCTGAGGCTCTGTCCATAGACTTCTTAGTACCTTGATTACCTTTTGAATGATGGTGACAGTAAATTACTGCACATCCCAGTTCGGCACAAATTTTGTCAAACTGATTACAGAACTTAGACATCTGTTCTGCACTGTTCTCATCACCTGTAAGAACCTTGTATATAGGGTCAATAATAACTGCTATATAGTTCTTTTTTAAGGCTCTACGGATTAGCTTAGGTGCTAATTTATCCATTGGTGAGGCTTTACCTCTTAGATGCCATATATCAATATTCTTTATGGCATTAGGTTGCCAATTTAGTTTCTTATATACATCAGCAAATCTATGTAAACAACTTGCTTTATCAAGTTCAAGATTAACATACATAACTTTACCTTTAGTACAATTAAAACCTAGCCACTTCTTCCCCTCAGCTATTGCAATAGTAAGTTCAATAAGTGCAAAAGACTTACCGGCTTTAGATGGTCCGGCTATAAGCATTTTGTGACCTTGTCTGAGAACATTATCAATTAGTGGTGGTGATAGTTCAGGTAAGTTATCAAAAACTTCTGTTAGGTTTTCCGGTTCAGGTAAATCATCATTAATACTTTCTATCCACTCATACCATTCATCCCAACTTTCTTTGCCTATGTTGGTATCAAGTAAATATTGTTTCTTACCTTTTCTTTCAATACCAGGCATTCTGCTTAGTCTTGATGGGTTTTTGTTCTGCTTATCTGTAATAAAGCCGTTCTTGTCACAAACTTTATAAAGATAATTTACTCTCTTACTGTATTCTTCATAATTTGTAGCATTTATCTTTACAATAGCGTGAATAGATTTATTACCTGTATGTACAAGACAAGCTACCGGCAATTCAAGTTCTCTGATAATAGTATTTTGAGTTTCAATAGGTATTTCATCAGATTCTACAAGTGCATAACGGTAGTCGGTTACATTATCATTTTTAACACCTTTACCGTCTAAAGGATTAAACCTTATCCAAGCACCTACATCTTTGTTGTAATCCCCAAATACTGCACCTATATCATCATCTTTTAACTTTGATAATTCTTCTATTAACTGACCTGCAGTTCTATCGTAATTACCCTTTGTAGGTAAATTCTTGCCGTCAGCAGTTTGCCAACAGTCTGTTACATATCCCACATTATCGTCAGCCTCAAACAATACACTAAGGTATTTAATAAGTTGTTCTTTAGGGTGCCACTCTTTAGGTAGTTTTAATTCTTCAATTTCAAAACCACCGTCTATAACTTTCAATGGGTCATTGCTAATTTCATCATCCCAGTCCATAGCCTCATCAGCACCATTAGGTGGCTTGTAACCAAAGTCACAAGCCATCTGATATATAGTGCCACCAGTAACCGGTGATGAACTGCCATTAAATGTTGCCCATTTCTTATGACATTCTCCACTGTGGTATCTGCTACTATCTCTACTGCTCCAGCTATCCCAATCATATTCAGAATAACCTTCTTGTTTAAGAGCCATACCAACATTTACCCATTCCTGATAGTCTAGCCTTGAAGGGTCAATATATTTAATTAATTCAACTAAATCCAGCTTATTATTCATATCGCTATTCACCCTCTCTATACTGTGACGGATTAATATTTCTAGGTACATGCCAACCGTTAGCCTGTATTCTGCATATTAATTTTCTTGCATTTTCAAATTGCCATTCACCAACATGCTGAAATCCATAACGCTCTAAACATCTAATTTGTTTAGGTGTAGTAAGTCCTGTTTCTTTGCGTTTCTGTAGTCTTTCAAGTAGCATTGTAGCCTTACCGGCATTATCAATTTCATCAGGAAAAATGCCTAGTTTTTCAAGTGCTTGTACTTGTTTTTTGCTAGGTGGTGCCATCTCCCAACCAAAAGCCGGTACATATGAAGATAAATCTTCTGCTTGAATTGACATTTCAAATTGCAAAGGGTCAACAAGTTTTCTTTTTCTTGTTTTCATTTTTTGCAGTTGTTCTGCAAGTGCTCTTTCTCTCTGTTCAACAACATCTTCTGATGCCTTTTCCTCAGCCTCTTCAATGTCAATAGGACAACCTGAATTTTCTGCTAAATTTTCAGTCATTTTCTTTGCCACTTCGTCAGATGTACAAATTAAGTGAGCAGGTCTGCATAGTTCGTGTCTTTCTGTATGCCACAGAAAATCAAGAAGTAATAAATCTTCTTTACCTTTACATAGTCTTGTACCTCTGCCAACCATTTGACAATAAAGACCTCTTACTTTTGTTGGTCTTAATACAATAATACAATCAACTGATGGACAGTCCCAACCTTCCGTTAAAAGCATTGAATTACACAGAACATTGTATTTATTGTTTTCAAAATCATTTAACACTTCTGCTCTGTCTGTACTGTTGCCATTAACTTCGGCTGCATTAAAACCCTGAGTATTTAAAATATCTCTAAACTTCTGTGAAGTCTTTACAAGTGGCAGAAAAACTACTGTCTTTCTGTTTGCACAATACTTCTTCATTTCTGTTGCTATTTGATACAAATATGGGTCCAGTGCAGTATCAATATCACTGGCTTTAAAGTCACCGGCTTGTGTTGATACACCTGATAAATCAAGTTTAAGTGGTATTGTTACTGCCTTAATAGGAGTTAAATATCCTTCCTTAATAGCTTGTGGAAGGGTATACTCATATGCTAGGCTATCAAACACTTGTCCTAGATTTTTCATATCACCTCTGTCAGGTGTTGCAGTAACACCAAGTACATTAGCATTAGAAAAATGTTCAAGTATTTTTTGGTAACTATCAGAGATAACATGATGTGCTTCATCAATAATAATTGTGTCAAAGTAATCACAACTAAATTGATTTAGTCTTTTATCTCTCATAAGTGTTTGGACTGAACCTACAACAACTCTATACCAACTGTTAATACAGGAGTTTTCAGCTTTTTCTACTGCACTTTTCAGTCCGGTAGCCTTTTCTATTTTGTCAGAGGCTTGTTCTAACAGTTCACCTCTATGGGCAAGGATTAAAACCCTTGCCCCTTGTCTTACACAATCTTCTGTAATTTTTGCAAAAACTATTGTTTTACCACACCCGGTAGGAAGAACCAAAAGAGTTTTCTTGTCCCCACTATTCCACTTTTCAAAAACTTTTTCTTTTGCCTCTTGCTGATATGGTCTTAACTTAATTTCAGTCATTAAAACTGACCCGGCACAAAGGCTTTAGGCTGACTGTTTTGTTGTGGGGTTTCGTTAGGTTCTAAGAATTCTTTGATTCTGTTAATTTCTCTTTCTTCGCCTTTATCATTAGTGTATTTATCTACACTAACCTTACACTTACCTTTTCTGCCTGTTACTTTACTCCAATTCATTCGTAAAGGTTCTCCATGTTTTCTCAAACCAATAGAAGTAAAGAACTGACACAGTTTCCACTCAACTTTTTTGTTAAGAAGTAGGTTTTCTCTAACAGTAGCAGAACCTGCTTCTGAAGTTAGCTTAATTGATAGTTCAGCTTTAGGACAAGCTGACATCTTTGTGCTACCTTCAAATCTCTTTCTTTCAAAGCCTAAAATCTCAAAATCGTATGTACCTTCAGGAAGAAGAACAAACTCACTATCATTTTCAATGGTGTCATCCCAGCCCATTGCTACATCATTGTTATTGTATTCTGCCATATGAAATCATCCTTTCTTTAATCAAATGGTAAATCATTGTTTTGGTTAATCAGTCCTACAACTTTATCCCAGAAAGTAATTAACCAACCTTCAATAAACTCATTACCATAGTCCTTTATCTTAGTATCTTGTGGGAAATATCCCTTTTGTGCTACAACAAGTTGAATATCCTCTTCTGACACATTATCAGCTTTCATCAGATCTACTAACTTCTTAGGCAATCCTTCCGAAATCGGAACATTAGTCGCTTGTTGCTCCACCGGTGGTGAAGTTGGTACATCATCTTCTACAAGGTCATCAAGTTCAGAAATAGGGTCACTTGTAACTGTTTGTTGTAGTTTTGGTTCTGATACAACAGTAGTTGTTGTACTGTCACTAGGGATAAATGGAGAAATCACAGAATATTCAAAAGGTACTTCCCTATCAAGACCGTATCTGTTTTTTGCATCCCAACAAGGATTATGCTCTGTGTACATTACTCTCTTGCCACCTGTAGCCTTGTACTTGTTGTTGTCTGTTTTCTCCACATAAGTCTTATAATTGACAAAGAATACTGCATCTGCCCATTCTTTTAATAAAGGAGCATTTCTTTTGTCCAGCTTTAGTTCCCATCTATCATAAGCACCCATTTCATCAGGTTGTTCAAACTTTCTCATAGTAGCGTGAGCAAGTACCACAACATTAATATGTATATCAATCAAGTCTTCTAACAGATTAAGTATCTTACCAAAAGCCTCTGACTGATATACATAACCTTTGCCATAGCAAAAGTCCTCAATGCCTTTCTTCTGTGCAGATGCACATACTGATTGACCACATAACTTTTCAAGCCAATCAGCAGTATCAAGAACAAATGTTTTGCATACATTAGGGTTCTGCTTAACATATTCAATCTGTTTAATAACCATTTCCATGGAAGTTGGTCTATCAAATCTACTAACATTAAGCCTTTTTGTGCCACCCTCTGTATCGCAAAACACAGGACTAGGAAACTTAGATGCCATTGTTGACTTACCAATTCCCTCAGGACCATAAATTACAATCTTTTGTGCTGACATAATTACACCACTTGAAATGTTCATTTTGTACCTCCTTGTTGCCGATTAGATATTGGCACTCTTTCACCATTAACATCAATTACTGCATTGTCGATTGCAAACTGTAATAGTTCAGTTACAACACTTTGAATAGTTTTGTCTGTCATACTTGCAATAACAGTAATTGGAACACACTGTTCAGGCTCAACCCTTACCTTTGTATATCCACAGTTAAGTGCTTTGCCTGTATTTACTGTATTTACACATTTTTTTGGTTTAGTAACCTTTCTAGTAGCCATAATTAAAATTCTCCCATCTTAAATTCCTTTTTTACAAAAGGCTTTTGTTCTGTATTCTTAACATATCCATCTTCAATAATGATGGAACATTCATCTCCGGTTGACACTCTTGTTGCAATAGCCTGTAAGTTCTCACTTTCAAGCCACTGATTAAATTCTGCCAGTGTTTCAACATCCATTTGTTCCAGCTTATCTAATAGTACAAAACCACAATTAGGATTTAACTTTCTGATAATAGCAGTAGCTACTTTTAACTGCTCTGCACCACTCATATTGTCCCACTTATATCCTTTATAAGTTAATTCTTTACCTTCAACTGATAGACCCGGTAAAGGAAGATTAGCATTGTTAAGTAGGTCATACTTCCTCTTGCGTATTTCTTCAATCTGATGTGTTAGACAGTTGTACTGGTCTTGATAATTCTTGGCATCTTCTTCAGCTTTCGCTTTATCAAGATTTGCTCTAACCTTACGGTTAATACTATCAATATTAGCAATACTTTCTTCAAGTTCAGCAGTTGACTTATCTTCAAGTCCCTGAACAGAAGTTTTTGCTATTTCAATGTCAGATATTATAGTTCTTCTCTTATCCTTTAATTCTGCTAAATTTCTTTCTAAAGTAGCAATTTGGGCAGTAAGGGACTCGTTCTGACTTTCCAATGAACTTAAATGTTCCCTTTTCTTCTGATTCTCACCGTTCTGCACAAGTATTGCTTGTTGTTGCTTAATTAAGTCATAAGGAGAAATAAGTTCAGAAGGTACACCCTCATACTCTTCCATTTCAAGAGCATACTTCTTCTTTTGGTCTGCAATCTGACCGATAGCGTGTCTTTGATTGTATGTTGTGGTTTCTTCATTTTCCAGCATATAAAGTTCATCACCAACACCAATAATCTGTAGTAAAATATCTGCCTTTTCTTTTCCTGATGCACTCATAAACTTTGGTAAATCAAGAGCAAAGGAACTGATAAATTCATTCAGCAATGTTTGTCCACTTTTGTTACCTTCCGGGTCAATGACCTTTAAGCTACTATTCTTGCCACTTCTCTCAACCACAATACCGTTAGATAGCTTAATCTTTAGGTGTGGTGGAATTGTAGAACCATCTCTCTTAGGAGATGATGGCATAAACTTGTTACCACCAAGACACCATGCAATACTATCCAGTACAGATGTTTTGCCTTGACCGTTTCTACCACCAAGGACAGTTAAGCCCTCAGCAGTAGGAGTTAAGGACACAGCCTTAACTCTTTTAACATTTTCTACTTCTAATGATGAAATCTTAATTGACATTTTTACTATTCCTTTCATTTAAAAAAACTTGACATTTTAGAAATTTTTCTCTAAAATGAAATTAGTTTACTTTAATATGTTCCGTAATAGGAACACCTTTCTAGTCACTAGGGAATTGCAGTTCCTTAGTGGCTTTTTCTTTTGTTTTGGTTCATACTTCTTCGCCCTCAACAATGTGTTCAATTTCTTCCGGTTTTGTGCCTAAGGCTTCCTCAAAACACTTTGTCTGAAAATCATCCTTAGTTATACAGAGGTTCTCCCTACTGTATGCCACCTTAAAATCGTCCATAATATAAGACAATATGCGTGGCAAAACATAGACCATACCAAAGTAGAGAAACGGAAGAAGTAAGAAACCACCATACTTTGACAGTAGATTGATATGTAGTGCTAAGGAAACAATGATTGTAACCACTATTGTTACTGCCAGTCCTACTGCTTTAATACTCTTCTTCATCTTCACTCTCCAACTTTCTTAAAAGTCTTGCTATCTGATTTTGGTTTTCCCTAATCATTTCTAGCAAGTGCCTTTGTTCGTTCATCACTTCGTTCCAGCTATTCTGTAGCCACTTGGTATTGTCAGTATGTGCCTTATTCAGACAACCTATAACACCTAGGATTAGAAGTACAAATGCCAGTATGATAACTGCAATAGTGAAACTTCCCACTTTTTTCACTTCCTTTCTTTTGCCTAATTCAGTAGTGCTGAATCAGGATGGTTATTCACATAGTCAGTCATACCCTGACTTATTCTTGAACATATGCCATTAATATAGCGTTGTTCTTGTTCTTTGGTCAGATGATTGGTCTTGTTGCCGTTGTGGTCCTTTTCTGCCCACAACACTTGCTTGCCACCATCATTCACCCATACCCTATACGCTAACTCTTTTGCCATTTCATCACCTCTCTAAAAGTTATGTTGTGCCTTGATTGTCCAATTCATCAATTTTCCTTACATATCTGAAAAAGTCATTCAAATCAAAACTATCAGCTTCTCTTTCCTTTAGAATAAAACCATCTAAAGAAACATATTGAACATAATACTTAATGTTGTGGAGTCCCTCCGGAGTATTTCTGTCCTTTGGTAGTTCTCTTTCTATAAGCCTTATTCTTATAAGGAAATCTCTGGCAACCCTACTTTTCTCCAAAAAAACACCTACTTTCTTTATTGCTTTCAATATTCCACTATGCTATTCTATATGTAGTGATAAAACACCATTTATCACACTACATAATGAAATCGAGGTGAAATATAATGATAATTTTTGAAATTTTAGCTATCATATGGACTTTCCGACTTGTTACAAATATTTTCAGACTATATGCAACAAAATACTATTTTTATCGTTTCAAAAAGCAGTATAAAAATCTCGACCAATATGCTAGACCAGTAGAAGTATTATTCAAAAAAGCTGATACACAACATATAGTTATTAGTACAGATAGAAGAATTTCACTAAAACAAATCTATCAAAACAAAATATCAAATTGTCTTACTGACCCTTCGTCATATCAAAAGCTATATGAAGTATTTGAAAATACCATTGGGGTATATAAATATAGGATAAGACAAAATTTTTATCCTACATTTTGGCTTACTATTCCAATAAATATTTTAAATTCTATTGGTGTTCAACCAAATATAATAGTTTCTACTTTAATAAATATTCTGTTTTGGCTAGTCAGTTTTTTGGCTGGATACTTTCTTGAAAAGTTTTTAGACTACCATATTCCAACTAATCTATTCTCAAATCTCGATAAGCTGATAGGATAAAATCTCTAATTCTTTGACGCTCTTTTTTATTTTTGCAATCTTCAAGTCTGTTCACTTCATTAAATATTGCAGTATATAAAAGTGCATCAACTTCTGTACCACTTATCTCTGTAAATACAGGCTTTTTCTCCATTTTATTTATTCCTCACCTACTTTCATAAGTCCCATATATGGGACAGTTGATTTGGTATAATTACTTGTGGGTAATTATAAAGTTGAATGTTTGTAACTTGTCAAGTTACTGAATGAGCAAAAAAAATTGGCATTGGGTCGCTAATGTCCAAAACATTCATTAGCTTTTCAATCTCATCACTGCCAAAAATTCCCCTACTAAATCTATTAGTTAAGGTTCTTTCTGACATATTGAGCTGTTTTGCCACTTCCTTTTGTGTTAGTCCTTTACGAACTATCGCAGCCTTAAGTTCATTGGTATTAACCATACAAATCACCTCCGTAACTTTTTAAGTTACTTTTATTTTACACTGTGTTTCGTAACTTGTCAAGATATTTTTTGCTTAATTTTAGAAATATTTTTCTTGACAAGTTACTTTATTAGCACTATAATTGAATTAAATTACTAATACGGAGTGATAATTATGACAGTTGGTGAGCGAATTAAACTAGCACGAGAAACTAAAAATTTATCTCAAACAGACCTTGCTAACGCTTGTAAAATAAGTAAACAAACATTGTACAAATATGAAAATAACATTATAACTAATATTCCATCTGATAAAATAGAGGTTATTGCCAACTATTTATCTATATCACCAGCCTATCTAATGGGTTGGGAAACTGATAATAAGGACACTAACAACAAACTAACAGATGATGAAGAACTTCAAGAATACCTAGAAGAATTGAAAAATAGAAGTGAAATGAGAATGCTTTTCAGTCTTGCTAAAGGTGCTACAAAAGAAGATGTTGAAAAAGCAGTTAAGATTATAGAGGCATTAAAAGAGGATGATTAAAACTTGGGTAATATTTACATAAGAGGAATAGCACTACCTTTAAAGATAAAGGGCGTTACTGTTGTTGATAGTGATGGTAACTTTAATGTGTATATAAATACTGCTTTAAGTAAAGATACACAGTTAAAAGCTACTGAACACGAACTTAATCATATAAAGCTAGACCATTTCTATGACTATGAACCGGTTATATTTAATGAGCTAGAGGCTAATGCAGTATAGATATACAATTATAATAAAGAAAAACCTCAACTACCGTTTTGGTACTTGAGGATAAATATAATATCGTCACGAATCGTTACGGTAATATATAAAGAAAAAGCACTACCTTGATGGGAACAAGATAGTGCTTATAAGAAAGTAAAAGAGTGGTTGCTTCACTTTCAAAATTATTATAACACATTTTGGCATTAATTGTCAATATGAAAGGGGCTAACGATATAATGGACTTTATCGACCAAGTAAAACAATTTTCTAAGAAAGCTGTTACTATGAAGGAAAATTTACAAACAGAAGAGGCAACAAAGATGTCTTTGATTGTACCATTCTTTGCAATGCTGGGTTATGATGTTTTTAATCCAGAGGAATTTGTACCTGAGTACACAGCTGATGTAGGCATTAAGAAAGGTGAAAAAGTTGACTATGCAATAGTACAAAACGGCGAACCTATTATCTTAATTGAGGCAAAGTGGTGTGGTGAAAACTTAGATAAACACGGTTCACAGCTATTTAGATACTTTGGTACTACTTCTGCAAAATTTGCAGTATTAACAAATGGTCTTGTTTATAGGTTCTTTACTGACCTAGACAACCCTAATATGATGGATGAAAAGCCATTTCTTGAAATTGATGTGCTAAATTTGAAAGAGGCTAAGGTTGCTGAACTTAAAAAGTTTTGCAAGTCTAACTTTAACCTTGATGAAATCTTTAGCACTGCATCAGATTTAAAGTATTCTAATGAATTTAAGAATGTTATTGCAGCAGAGTTACAGAACCCAACTGATGAGTTTACAAAGTTGTTTCTTAACAAAACATATTCAGGAAGACAGACACAAAGTGTTGTTGATAAGTTTAAACCGGTGTTAAAGAAAGCACTTAACAACTACATTAATGAACTTATGAACGACAAAATCAAGGCAGCCCTTAATAATAGTGATGATAGCGAAAAAGTCGTTGAAACTGATGTGGCAGAACCACAACCCGTTGAAGTTGAAGAAAAGCCTAGTTACGAAGATAGAATTGTTACTACTGATGAAGAACTAGAGGCTTACTTTATTATAAAGAACCTACTTAAAGATATTGTACCTATGAATGAAATTACTTATCGTGATACCATTTCATACATAAATATTTTATATAAAGATAATGGCAGAAAGTGGATTTGTCGTCTTGTGCTTACTGATAACAGAAAAACTCTAATTCTTCCACATGAAGATAAAAGCAAAGAAAAGATTGAACTTAGTGACATCTATGAATTAGAGAAGTATAAGGATAAGCTTGTAGAAATTCTAAATAGATATATCTGAGGTTAATATAAAAAAGCAAACCAAAGAATGTTTACAATAGCCAATTCGTAAATTCTCCCTATTTTTACGAATTGGGTATCAAAATATAATAAAAAAATCGCCCTCTAGTATTGGCGTACTAGAGAGCGACACCATTACACAGGGTGCAATGATACTATTTCATAGCAAGTAATATTGTATCATACCCTTGTAAATTTTTCAATATAATTTACAAGGGATTTTTGCACCCTTTTTTAGATAAGAAAGGAGCAAAATAAATGGATGACTTAAAAATTGCAGCTGCCTACATCAGAGTTAGCACAGATGATCAGACAGAGCTATCACCGGATAGCCAAATTAAAGTTGTTAGAGAATTTGCAAAACAAAAAGGCTATTTGATACCTAAAGAATATATTTTTCGTGATGACGGTATTTCCGGTAGAAAGGCTAGTAAGCGACCTGAGTTTAACCATATGATAGCAGTTGCTAAACAAACCCCTTCCCCATTCTCTGCAATTATGGTGTGGAAGTTTAGCCGATTTGCGAGAAATCAGGAAGAGGCTATTTTCTATAAGGGTATGTTGAAAAAGCGTGGTATTGATGTTATCAGCACATCAGAACCTATTATAGATGGTCCTTTTGGTAGTCTGATAGAGAGAATTATTGAATGGTTTGATGAATACTACTCTATCAACCTATCCACAGAAGTTAAACGAGGAATGACAGAAAAGGTCAGCAGAGGTGGTGCAGTATCTATACCGGCATTTGGATACGATATTGTTAATAAGAAGTATCAAGTCAACCCTATCAATGCTCCTATTGTTCAAAGAATTTTCATTAAGTATCTTAATGGTGTTGGATGCAGAGCAATAGCCAATGAACTGAATGACCTAGGCATTAAGACAACTAGAGGTAATAACTGGGAAAACAGAACCATTGAATACATATTGCGTAATCCGGTTTACATAGGCAAAATTCGTTGGAACCCTAAGCGAAGAACCATGAGAAATTATGATGATAAAGATATAATGATTGTTGATGGTATTCATCAGCCTATTATAGATACTGACCTATTTGATAAGGTCCAGAAGAAGTTAGACGAAAACAAAGCAAAATACAGACCTTACATTACTGACAGGCAGAATGGCAAAGAATATATGCTAAAAGGTCTTGTTAAGTGTTCTAACTGTGGTGCTACAATGTCTATGTCTTGCAATGGTTTACAGTGCATAAAATACACTCATGGCACTTGTAAGGTATCACACTACATTCAGCTTAATAAACTAAATGAAGTTGTAATTAATGCTATTGATGATACTCTAAAGAGTGGTGACTTTCAGCTAAAGCCAAAAGAACAACCACACGAAGAACCACAAGAGCTAAATGTAGAATTTATGATAGAAAAGGAAAACACCAAGCTAAAAAGAGTAAAAGAAGCCTATGAGGAAGGTGTCTATAACCTTGCTGAATTTAAGCAGAGGAAAGAGTTAATTGAAAGCAAGATACATTCATTACAAAAGCAAAATAAACCACCAGAGCCTAAGCTAGACCACCTTTTAGCGAAGAAAAAACTAATGAGCAGAAGAAAAGAAATTATCTCTACTCTTAAAAGTAAGTCAACTCCTGAAGTGGAAAAAAACGCATTGCTATGCACTTTTATCGATAAAATCATCTTCAATCGTTCCCTATCTTCCGTTGAGTTATTTTTCTGTTTTTGAATTATAACTTTTGGGATATGGGGGACCTGATGGTGAGCTCGGTGCATCACTTAGATATTTAAGTCAGAGGTACACAATGCCGTTCCCTGAACTTCAAGCAACACTTACCGACATAGGTACAGAAGAACTTGGTCACCTTGAAATGATAGGTACTATTGTTTATCAGCTAACTAAAGACTTAACAGAAGACCAATTAAAAGATGCTGGATTTGATGCTTATTTTGTTGACCATACAACCGGTGTTTATCCTTGTGACGCAAATGGTACACCATATACAACAGCGTCAATGCAAGTAAAAGGTGACGCAATAACCGACTTGCATGAAGATATGGCAGCAGAGCAAAAGGCTAGGTCAACATATGACAACATACTAAGATTTTGTGATGATCCGGATGTTATTGACCCGATTAGGTTCTTACGAGAAAGAGAGGTTGTACACTACCAGCGATTTGGTGAAAACCTACGAATACTAACTGACCGACTTGACTGTAAAAACTTCTATGCCTTTAACCCTGAATTTGACAAAAACTGCTTAAAGAAAAACAGAAAATGATTATATATACAAATAACCCCTCACAGTTGTGAGGGGCTTTGTATTTCATAAATCTAATTGAATACTTTATTTACTGAGATTGTTCTTCTTTTAGACTTTTTATTTATTGGTTTACGGAAACCAATATTTTTTGCAAAATTTAAAATATATTTTCTAGGACTAATATAATTTTAATAAGATTAACACAGGCATCCGAAAAAATTATCTGAAAATTAATCTACAATTACATACTCTAGGGACAATACATTTAAATTTGCATCATATTCAAGTACAAAACTAAAGCTAACTGACAACAATATTATTCTATTAAAGACACACAAAATAGAACTATTATCAGTTTTACTTTAGTTTGCACATTTATTTGTTGTTTACTTGGTTAACTAAGTTTTAATCAGCGATAATTAAAATCTTTAATTATTCACCATAGTAAGCCTTTAGATACATTTCCTTAATTTCTGAGATTAATGGGTATCTTGGGTTAGCACCTGTACACTGGTCATCGAATGCATCTTCACACATACTGTCTAGTGTTTCTAGGAACTTATCTTCTTCAACACCGTAATCCTTGATTGTCTTTTTAATGCCAACTCTTTCCTTTAGCTCGTCAATCATCTTGATTAGGTTTTCTACCTTTTCTTCATCATTCTTACCCTTTACGCCTAGGTATTCACCGAATTCAGCATATCTTCTCATTGTGTGTGGGTAAGCATACTGGCTGAATGTACCCATCTTTCTTGGACATTCTGCAGCATTGAATCTGATTACTAGGTCGATTAGTAGAGCATTTGCAATACCGTGTGGTAGGTGATGGTAAGCACCTAGCTTATGAGCCATTGAGTGACATACACCTAGGAATGCATTTGCGAATGCCATACCTGCCATTGTAGCTGCATTAGCCATCTTTTCTCTTGCTACTGGTTCGTTAGGACCGTTATCGTAACATGTTGGTAGGTATTCAAAAATTGTCTTAGCAGCCTTTAGAGCTAGACCATCTGAATAATCTGTTGCCATAATTGATGCATAAGCTTCTAGAGCATGTGTTAGTGCGTCAACACCTGATGCAGCTGTTAGACCCTTAGGAGCTGTCATATGCATATCTGTATCAACAATAGCCATCTTTGGTAGTAGCTGATAGTCAGCTAGTGGGTACTTAATACCACTCTTTTCATCTGTGATAACTGCGAATGGAGTTACTTCTGAACCTGTACCTGCTGATGTTGGTACTGCGATGAAGTAAGCCTTCTTACCCATTTCAGGGAATGTATAAACTCTCTTACGGATGTCGATATATCTCATAGCCATATCCATAAAGTCTACTTCAGGATGTTCATACATTACCCACATAATCTTACCGGCATCCATTGCTGAACCACCACCGATTGCGATAATACAATCTGGTTCGAATGCTGTCATCTGCTTTGCACCTTCCTTAGCACAAGCAAGTGTTGGGTCTGGAGCAACATCAAAGAATGTTGTATGAACAATGCCCATTTCGTCTAGCTTATCTGTTACAATCTTTGTGTAACCATTCTTGTATAGGAACTGGTCTGTTACGATGAATACTCTCTTCTTACCCATAACATCTTTTAGTTCCTGTAGTGCTACTGGTAGGCAGCCCTTCTTCATATATACCTTTTCAGGTGCTCTGAACCAAAGCATATTTTCCCTTCTCTCTGCTACTGTCTTAATGTTAATTAAGTGCTTAACGCCAACGTTTTCTGATACTGAGTTGCCACCCCATGAGCCACAACCTAGTGTTAGTGAAGGTCTTAGCTGGAAGTTATATAGATCACCGATACCACCGTGTGATGATGGTGTATTTACAAGGATTCTACATGTCTTCATTCTGTTTGCGAATGTATCAATCTTATCCTTTTCTGTTACTGCGTTACAGTATAGAGAAGATGTATGACCGTAACCACCATCAGCGATTAGGTGTTCTGCCTTATTTAGAGCATCTTCAAAATCTTCTGCCTTATAGAAAGCTAGTACAGGAGAAAGCTTTTCGTGAGCGAATTCTTCTGCAATGTCAACGCTTTCAACTTCACCGATGATAACCTTTGTATCAACAGGAACATCAACACCTGCTAGAGCAGCGATTGTGTGAGCTGACTGACCAACAATCTTAGCATTTAAAGCACCGTTGATGATGATTGTCTTTCTTACCTTTTCTGTTTCTTCAGGGTTTAGGAAGTAACAACCTCTGTACTGGAATTCCTTCTTAACCTTTTCGTAAATATCCTTAACAACGATTACTGACTGTTCTGATGCACAAATCATACCGTTATCAAATGTCTTTGAGTGGATGATTGAAGATACAGCTAGTAGGATATCTGCTGAACTATCAATGATAGCAGGAGTATTACCTGCACCAACACCTAGAGCTGGCTTACCACTTGAATAAGCAGCCTTAACCATACCAGGACCACCTGTTGCTAGGATAATGTCTGATTCTTTCATTAGTAGGTTTGTCATATCTAGAGATGGAATATCAATCCAACCGATGATATTTTCTGGAGCACCTGCCTTAACAGCTGCATCTAGAACAACCTTTGCTGCTGCGATTGTGCTTTTCTTTGCTCTTGGGTGAGGAGAAATGATGATACCATTTCTTGTCTTTAGAGAGATAAGTGTCTTAAAGATTGCTGTTGATGTTGGGTTTGTTGTTGGGATAACTGCACCTACAACACCGATTGGTTCTGCAACCTTGATTGTACCGAAACTTTCGTCTCTTTCGATAATGTCACAAGTCTTTGTGTTCTTGTATGCGTTGTAAATATATTCTGCTGCGTAGTTGTTCTTGATTACCTTATCTTCTACTACGCCCATACCTGTTTCTTCTACTGCCTGTTTAGCTAGAGGAATTCTTGCCTGGTTTGCTGCAATTGCTGCTGCCTTGAAGATCTTGTCAACCTGTTCCTGTGTGTATGTTGAGAATTTCTTCTGTGCTTCTCTAACCTGTGCTAGTTTTGCTTCTAGTGCTTCTACTGAATCTACAATATTGCTATCTTTTACTTCTGTTACAACAGCTTTTTCTTCTGTTGCTTTAGCATTGTTCTTGCTATTCTTAGCCATAACTGAATCTCCTTAATTCTTAAATACATCCGTAGTTCTCCTACGGTTTGTTAAAATTTTAACACATTTAATCATACAAGTAAAATCTAAAATATGCATAACAATATATCAAAAATGATATAACTTAATAATTGCCTATATTTCGTGAAAAATATAGGCAATTTCTTGGTTATTATTTAATTTTAATGTTCCTTAATAGAATTTTCAAGCTGATTTATAAACAATTCATCGAAAGAATCCAATTTTTGTTTTTTTCGATAAATCAGCACATCCTTGTACATTCCCACTTTGTCACTGCATTTTATTTCTTTTAAACCATAAATATTAAGCAAATGCTTTGGCATTGGGGATACAAACATACAGGTGTTTTTCACTTTACTTAACAGTTCAAGCTGACTTGCTCTTTCATAAACAAAGATATGTCTTTCGTTATTATAACCCATATCTTCTTTCTGCAAATCATGTGCCGGTAATGAGGGTACATATGGATCGGCATGGCTTATAATAATATAATTGCTTAAATCTTCTGTTGTGACACTACTTTTTAATGCTAATGGGTCATTCTTTGACACAACAATATTGTACTTAAATTGGAAAATATCTTTTGCCTCTAGTTTCTTTTCTTCAAGGTACTTTTTAAATGTTTCTTCATAATTCACATCATATCTGACAATACCCATTTTAAAGTCATTTTCCAATATATTGCGAATTGCTTGTTGGTTGTTGGTTTCCTGATAATAAATCTCTGCTCTTTTATCTTCATCAATTTTACTACAGAAATTTACAAATGCTGATGAAATGTAGCTTGACCTTGGAACAGAAATTGAAAACTTCTGAGTGTTTCTCTTATTCTTAGAAAAAAGATTTTCCACCTGATCAACTTGTGCAAGAATTTTCTTTGCATAACCTAAAAACTCAATACCCTCAGGAGTTGGAATCATACCCTTGGAAGTTCTTTGAAAAATCTTTACACCCATTGACCTTTCAAGTTCTTTAATTGCTCTTGAAAGGTTAGGTTGACCCATATATAAATTTTCTGCAGCCTTGTTGATAGACTGAGTTTTCTCAATTTCTATTGCATATTTTAAGTGGAGCAAGTTCATCTCCACACCCCCTATCAAATAAAAAGATTAGCTATTCTCAAGTTCTTCCCATTTTGCAAATGCATCTTCTTGGGAAGTTTGAAGTTCATTTAGCTTTTCCGTATATTCCATAAGTTTCTCATAATCCGAAGTGATGCTTTCATCAGCTAACATACTTTCGGTTTCAGCAATTTCTTCATCAAGCTTTTCAATTAATGCTTGAATTTTCTTAATGTCGTTTTGCTTTTTACGAATCTTAGCTCTTTCTTCTTTTTCCTTTTTATAGTCATTGACCTTTGGTTTATCGTTTCTAACCTTTAGTTCAGGTGTATCAACAGGATTGTCCTTTGTTCTTTCTATAAAGTAATCATAGTTTCCAAGATACTCAACAAAGCCTTTGTCTGTCATATACAAAATTCTGTCGGCAATTTTATTTACAAAGTATCTATCGTGGCTGATTACAAGTAAAGTGCCTTCATACTCATTTAAAGTTTTTTCAAGACTTTCCCTTGAAAAAGTATCTAAGTGGTTAGTAGGTTCGTCAAGTAACAGAAAGTTATCTCCACTTAACATAAGTTTTAGCAAGTTAACTCTTGCCCTTTCACCACCGGACATTAGCTTTAACTTTTTAAATACTTCGTCACCTCTAAAGCGAAATCTGCCTAAAGCAGTTCTAACTTCAGTTTCTGTCATATTAGGGAAAGTATCGTAAACCTCAGTATAGGCATCATTCTCTAGGTTTAAGTTACCTTGCATTTGGTCAAAATAACCAATCTTTACACCTGTACCATAGTCAATATAACCACTATCAGGCATTTCTTTGCCCAATAACATTTTAAATAAAGTTGTTTTGCCAATACCGTTGCCACCCATAATAACAACCTTTTCACCTTTTCTGATATGGAATGAAAGGTTGCTGAAAAGATGATTATTGCCAAAAGATTTTTCAAGGTTCTTGCACATTACAACATCGTTGCCACTTTCCTCATTTACATGGAACTTAAATCTTAAGTCGTGATTTTCTTCTTCCGGTGGCACTAGTTGTGCTTTTATTCTGTCAATTTCTTTCTGCTTACTGGCAGCAGTAATATAGTTACGCTCTTGTGACCATTCAATCTGTTGCTGAATAATACCCTCAAGTCGCTTAATTTCTTTTAAATCGTTTTCATATTTATTACGGATACTTTCTTGGTCTTTTTCTTTCTTATCCATAAAGGCTGAGTAGTTGCCCTTATACATAATTAAGTGATTACAATAAAGTTCCATTGTTCTGTTTGTAACTGCATCAAGGAAGTATCTGTCATGGCTGATGATAATAACACTACCGTCAAAATCTTTCAAAAAGTTTTCAAGCCAAGATACTGCATTAATGTCAAGGTGATTGGTAGGTTCATCAAGTAGAAGTATATTAGCACCTGAAAGCAGTAGCTTTGCAAGGCTAAGTTTACTTTTTTGTCCACCTGAAAGTTTAGAAACTTCCATAGTGAAATCCTCTTCCGTAAAACCTAAACCTATAAGGGAACTTCTTGTTCTGCTTTTATAAGTTAAGCCACCGTTATCCTGAAACTTTTGAAGTAACAAATCCTGCTTTTCTATTAAAGAATGTATATCATCAGTTTGCATTTCTATTTGTTTAGGAAGTTCTTCAAGCTCCTTTTCCATATCTATTAATGGTTGAAAGACAGAAAGCAACTCCTCATAAACTGTTCTGTTTAAGCTGGTACAAGCGTGTTGTTCCATATAACCTACAGTAGTATTTTTGCTAACAGTAACTGTGCCGGTATCCGGTGAAAGTTGTCCTGTTAAAATTTTAAACAATGTGGTTTTGCCACTACCGTTTGCACCGATAAAGCCTATTTTGTCTTTTTCTTCTACAGTAAAAGTAATACTGTCAAACAGCTTTCTCTCTATAAAAGACATACTTAAATCATAAGCTGATAATACAGACATTTTGTCACCTCTCCATTTCTTTAAACTTTATTTTACAATATTATTCTAAAAAGTGCAATTAATTTTGACATATCTACTTTTTTGTTATATCCTAATATATAGAATTTTTGAGGAGAAAGAAAAATGGAAAATACAAAATGGGTATCAACTTGGGCTAATGCCACTTCTATTATCACTCGTCAGGTAGAAAACTACACTAAGGATATAACACTTCGTTATCCTATTAAATCAGCTTTTAAGGGCAGCAAACTTAGATTTGGCTTTTCTAACTTTTGTGGTACAGAAAGCATCACAATCACAGGTGCTACTGTAGCAAAAAGTGATGAGAAAGGTAACTTGCTAAGTGACACAACTGCTATTACATTTAAGGGCAAAGAAAGTGTTACTATTGAAAAAGGTATTGAAATCAAAAGTGATGAAATTCCTTTCAATATTAACAGTGATGAATATATTTCTGTTAGTTTCTACTTAAAATACTTTACAGAAACAAGATCGGCAGTACTTGTTACAGGACCATTATCTAAGGGTTATTACGCACTTGGAAACAACATTAATGAAAAAGTATTACCGGTAGAAAAAATGAAAAGCACAAACTGGTTCTACTTTTTAAACAATGTTGAAGTTTTGACAGAAGAAAAGAACAAAACTGTTATTTGCTACGGTGACTCAATTACTGCACAGTCTTGGCCTGATTACTTAGCAGAAAAATGCTTTGAAAATTACAAAGATACTGCCATTGTTAGGAGAGCTGTATGTGGCACAAGAATTCTAAGACAATATGAGTGTATTCAATACGACAGTTACGGACTAAAAGGCAGTAACCGTTTTGAAAGAGAAATTTCTTCCGTATCAGGTGCTGACACTGTTATTATTCAACATGGCATTAACGATATTATTCATCCTGTTGGTGTTGAGAACAATGTGTTCAGACCTTGGAGTGACCTACCTACTGCTGAAGAAATGATTGCCGGTATTGAGGAATACATTAAAATTGCAAGAAACCTTGGCTTAAAGGTTTACGGTGGCACACTTCTACCTATTGAAGGTTGGAGAACTTATGCAGACTTTAGAGAAAAGCTAAGAAATGAAGTTAATGAGTGGATAAGAACCACAGATAAATTTGACGGTGTTGTTGACTTTGATAAAGCACTTCGTGATGAAAGTAATCATTCTGCCTTTAAGAACGGTTATGATAGTGGTGACCATCTACACCCATCAGAAATCGCCTATAAAGTTATGGCTGAAACAGTACCTGAGGATGTTTTGGAGTAAGATTTATTTTTATTTTATTGTGCTATACAAATTTGGGTTTGTGGTGCTAGAACTTGCCTTGTTATGTGGTAGATATTTAGAATTAGTAG